AGCTCCTCTGGTAGATAATCAGGAAATGATATAACATTCTCTTTAACAGGATTAGGTGTCTTTAGATATAGAAACTTAATCTTCTCACCATTCTTAACTAATGTATACTTCTTTCTTAACTTGTTAGTTATAATAGCATCATTATATACTAGAGTACCACGAACATGAATTGGTGTTCCTTTGATATACAATCCCCCATATTCTTTATATACATCAACCCATTTAGTTATATCATTTACACCTCTTGGAAACGCAACCTCATGCGCAGGCCTTGAATAGAAGTATTCTTTGAATTGAGCAATAGCTTTCTGTACATCCACCTCATTTTGAATTACTATTACCTTAAACAACTCTTTTAGAGCATTACGGCATATAGCAGGTGTAGACGACTTAACAGCTTCAATACCCATTATCTTTAGTTTAGGCTCTTCATACTGTACACCCTCTGAGTTATGAACGTTTAAGATATAACGCTTCTTAGCAGTCCATATACCAACATCAGCAATAACCTCACGATCCATTACCATTTTGTTTTCATAGGAGTTCATGTTATCAGATAATGTTTGATATGACTTAGCCATCATAGGTACAAACTGTTCATTACACATCTTATCAATAATATCAACTGTCTTATTAAGAGGAAGGTTTAACTTTGAGACCAATGGTTTAAAGTTAACATAGAGTGAATCTGTATCAATAGCTATAACATAATCAACAGAATCAGTACCTACAATCCTATTCATAAAGTCATTAGTTGCTTTCTCAGCCCATCTAATACTTAACTGACCAGATAATGTAATACCTTCAGCTACTCTTAAATCATAGTATCTAAAGAACCTATTACCTAGAGCACCATATAATGAGTTCATAAGAATCTTAATAGCCATTTGTTGATTATTAAGATTAGATATCTTCTTTACTAGTCTAAATGATTTATCTTTCTGAGCATCCTGTTCAGCTTTAAGCATATCAGTCTTAATAACTTTTCTTTCAGAATATAAGGTATCAATAATAGATGGAATAACACCACGCTTCTCTTTAGAATAATGTGAACCATTAGCAGCCATTGCTGTATCTGTAGTATGCTTAGGTTTATACTTTAAACAATAATCAACATCAATACCTGATGTTCTCTGATCTAATACTGTTTCCGGACTCATATTATATTGCATAATAAGATGTGGGTACAGTGAGTTTAAATCAAATGACACTACCCAATTATGTTTACCAACCATAGGTGCTTTAACATACCCACCTGGATATTCTGCTTTTGCATTAATTTCTTTAGGTGGTACAGCAATCTTCTGATCAGTTAGTGTACGGTATATAAAGGTATCCCAAATACCTGTGGTACCAAATGCTTCAGTATAGTTAACACCAGCTTTATATGCTATAGTCATACATAAAGTAATAAGACCCATCTTATCTTCAAGTCGTTCAATTAACTCAACATCTTTGATATTGTAATCAATGAACTTCTGATAATCATTCTTATATAATGAATGGAGTGAACCATACTCCTCATATGATATCTTACGCTCATCAAGTTCTACATGAGCTATATGATCTAACTTATAGGATTCTTGTTGTGAGTAAGTGAACTTCTTATATAGATCAAGATAATCAAGTTGTTGAATACCTACAATCTCATAGAACTGAGAGGATTTACCCATTATAGTAACTTCTCTACGATCTACTAATCCCCAAGGACTTAGTCGTTTAGAATAGGTTTCTGATAATACATTGTTTATACGATTAACCAGATAAGGCATATCGAAGAACTTGGTATTCCAACCTGTTATAACATCAGGTATATGTCTAGGTGAACTCCAATGACCAATGAACTTACGAAGTAGATCTAGTTCATCTAGACATTTAACATATTCTAGTTTAAGTTCTGTATGAATAGAAGTTGATACATCAAAATCCCCAAGACCCCATACATAATAAGTATCATCTATAGAAGACTTGAGTGCTATTGATATAACTTCATGAGCCGCAAACTCAGGCTCAGGGAAACCATCATCCGACGCAACCTCAATATCGATTGAAGTTACATTGATCTTGTTTCTTGCAAATGGTATCTTACCTGGATATTTCTGTTGAATGAACTGAGCAATGTAGTTCGTATTACCATGAATCTTTAGGTTCTTTACACCCTCAGTAGTTTGAAGAAACTCTTTAGCTTCTCTCATAGTGTCAAAAACTAACTCTTCTAATGGCTCATCTTTTAAAGATTGCCATTTAGTAGTCTTAGGATTAGGTACAAAGAGAGAAGGTTTAAACGTTATACGCTCCTTAATAGGATGACCAGAGTCGTATCCTCTAAGAAGCAGTTTGTTGCCATAGCGTGATACAGATGTATAGAAATTTGTCAATGGAACTCCTCGCTTTATTCATATTATATACTGTGTATTATACACTACTTTGACTGGAATGTCAAGTAATGATTTCAGAGTCTGGTGTGATAATAGATGGAGCTGGTGACATCATTTCAATATACTTGTCTTTCATTTCCTTTACTGGTTCAACAACAAACATAACAAATTCATCAAAGTTGTTAATTACCAATTCATCCACAACTGCATACGGCATGTATGGTGTAAATGAAATACCCCCTTCACCAGTAGGAATGATAATCACTGGCTTATAAATTATCTGTGTTCCCGCTACGAATTCACATAACAATTCTTCTCCTGAACTTAAACGTACAATCTTAATTTCAGCGTGTTCTACATCTGACATATTTTCTCCTCATTATTATATAAAAAGGGGTAACATACATTACCCCTCAGATTTATATATTTAACCTAGTAACAGTTCTTCAGCTGTTGCTGAGTCACCATCTCTATTAATAGGAATTCTTCTAGCTTTCATTGCATCAGGTAGTTCCTGCTTCAATTCAATATAAAGAATACCATCAATTAAGGTCGCCGTTGATACTATAGTATATTCAGATAGTTTAAACTCTCTACGAAACTTACGAGATGAAATACCTTTATGGATATATTCAACCTTCTTTTTAGTTTCATCAGAGTTACCAGTAATAGATAGAGTACCATCTTTTACTTCAATATCAAGCATAGGTAGAGAGAATCCAGCAACTGCAAGTTCAACTACAGTTTTGTCATCATTTACCTTAGTGATATTGTATGGTGGATATCCAGGATCAGTTTGCTGACCTAAGCGTTCAAGGTCATTGAACATTTGATCGAAACCGATATACATAGGGGATCTTGGAAAGTTAATTGTTTTCATAGTTTTTGCCTCCTTAGAGCACATTGTTTGTATTCCTTGACAATCAAGCGAATACTTTTATTATCAATATAAGACATTAACGAATTATCGTCTAACGTTACCTATATTGTACTTAGGTGATAGAGTCCATTTCTTCTTTTCAGCAAAGGGTATAATCTTTATCTGTTTAAGAGGAGCTCTATCTTGTGAAAGGGATTCATCTAATATAGTGATTAAACCCCAATCTGATAACAATGTAGAAATGGTATTCCTACGTTGTACATCATTCTCTAGTAGATTATTTGGTTTGCCATCTAGGATAAACAACTCCTTAAAATGTACAATAAAATATCTACCCTGTTTATGTAATATATGACAAGACTGGCTTAGTATATTACCCTTTGAAGGGTTAGATGGTATACCAATCCTTGTAAGTGTTTCTTTGACTTTCAAGAAGTCGTCTGGTTCGTTTAAACGGACTTCCAACATAATCTCTGGTGTCCATTCCACGATATCATTATTTTCTAATTCCACCTTTACTCACCGTTTCCTTTATTCTTATTATTTCATCATCACCTAACATAGGTAATACTGCTTTTACTTTCTCTTCAGAATATTTATAATATTCCATTATAGCAGTTATTACATCTGAATTATCAGGTTTAGCCCATTTAGAAAACCTTTTACGCTTTCTAATTGTATTTATAAGGAAATCATATTGTAAACGTGAGTCAATATGATGGTTGATATTCATCTCATTAGCTAACATAACAGTATCTTCAAAGTATGATAATGACCTGTTAATAACAAATGGGTTATACACAGCTTCAGTTACATCATCCACCATAATGTCTTTCTTAGAGAAATTGATTGAGCTTACATAATCAAAGAGTTTCATTTGAATTCAACCGTACTCATTACCTCAGTAAGACAAGCAACCATATTCAACTCTTTATCAGCAACCCAAGCATCTTTGAATTGATACTCAGCTAAGATAAGAATAGCCGCTGGTATAGTTTGTGGTTTAATATACTCAGACATTGTATTATATAACTTACGAATGATTACAGGTGTGTCTTGATCAATATTATTAACAACCCATTTACGCATCTGTGAGAAGTCTTTTGCTTTAAGATACTTCATTAGATCTGAGATATCCACATCACCAACTTCAGTTAAGATACCAGCATCAATTGTATTAGAACCTGAGATAGCATACTTCTGTAGCTCATTTAAGGTTCTACGGAAATCAGGGAAGAACTTTTGTGTTACAGCCACTAATGCTTTCTCATCATATGTTATCGATTCATTAGCTAAGATACTTTTAATCCTATTAAAGAACTGAGATGCAATTGCTGGTTTCTCACCCTTAGGAATAGTAAAGTCAATGTTAGAACATCGAGAGTGAATAGGCTCGATTAGTCTATTTTTAAAGTTACACGTTAAGATAAACCTACAGTTATCAGAGAATTCTTCTATATAGAAACGAAGTGCAGGTTGTACCGATTGTGGGTTAAGATAGTCCGCCTCATCAAGGATAACAACTTTATGTCCACCTGCTAATGATACAGAAGATGCAAATTGTCTAATCTTACCTCTTAGTTCATCAATCCTACGTCCTTCATCAGATCCATTAATTACAATGTAATCAAGACCCATTTCTTCACAAAGTGCTTTAGCTACTGTAGTTTTACCAACACCAGCAGAACCAGAGAACAACATATTAGGAAGTTCACCAGACTCAACGATGTTGGTAAATACAGATTTTAGAGATTCAGGTAGAATTGTATTAAAAACTATCTGTGGCCTGTATTTCTCACACCACAGAAATTCATTATCATTATTCATTATATATTCACCAATTGTTTAATTATATATACTATTATACACTACCTCTGTAATAATGTCAAGTACTATTCTTTAATTATCGCAGCGATAATATCTTCAAATTCTTCTACCTTTTCGGTTCTATTAGGCCAATATATATAATCTTTATCTGGATTAGCTTTCAGATTAGACAATAAAGGAAGTATTGCGTTGTAAAGATTGTTCAGTCGTTCATCTGATTCGTGTAGACGATCTGATTGTATCTTAACAGCTTCCTCTTTAGAAGACTTGAGAGCTTTGACACTCTCAAGTTCCTCTTCATCAACCGCGGTAAAACCAAAATCAAACATTACGGAGCGTCTGCGGTAGCAGTTTCTTCCGACCCTTCTTCAGGTGTATTTGCTTTAATGAAATCAGCAAACTTACCACGAAGGGTTCCCACTTCTGCTAACTCAGGACCTTTAAAGGCACCTCGTTCTGAACAGATATCAATAATAGTTACAGCTCCTGCTAGCTCGTTTATAGACAAACCAACGGGTGCTTCTACTTCTTCTTCAGTTGTTACTACTTCTTCTTCAGCCATTTTATTTCCTATTTGTTAAATGTAGATGATTTCTCAAGAGCAACCCAATATTTAGATTCTGTATTCTTAACCGCGAACTCGCCAATTAAGTGTGATGAAATCCGAACATCTAGGTTTCCAGAGATGAATTTAAAATTAGAGATTTGAAATACAAACCTAAAATCCTTTTCTGGACATTTACTTGGACTAACCCTAATTGAATACGAGTTAGACGTTTTATCCTCAATATCTTTGACAGATAAAACTAATTCCCCATTATCTGGTGTAACAACAAGTGTATCCGAACGAAACGTCGACGCCGCACGTTTGATATTATTTATATCTGTTTCTGTTATCTCAAACTCTAGTTCACATTCAGGCATATCAATTGGCTTGGATGGTGATACTAGAATTTCAGGCTTAGAAAAGAAATACTTAATCGATTGTGCTTTATCTTCACTTCTAATAATGACCGACTTATTACCATCTTCATATAAGAATTCTGGATTGTCGATCATATCAATAGCATTTATGAACTCATTAAGATCATAAATACCAAAGTCTGCAGGGAATGTAGTATCTACTGTACTTGACGCCATAATATTCTTAGCCCCTGATACCGTTTCTAACACATTTCCTTGTTTAATTACGATATTTGGATTAATCGTAGCATAGTTATTTAATACATTCAATGTACTTTCAGTTAATTTCATTACAAACCCTCACGTTATTATTTATGTTTACTTCCCACTATTATACACTATTTATACCGAAAAGTCAAATGATTTTTGAAAAATTACCTGACTTCTTAAACTCCATTTTACTTCTAAACTTGTTTTCTAATATCTCTCCTTTATGAGATATAACAAACAGATTACAATCAGACATAGTAATAAGAATTTTAATAAGATTCTCAATACCATCTGGATCTAATGATGAATCAAACGTTTCATCTAATATCAAAAGATTAGTAGACATTGAATTCTTTACTCTAGCTACCTCTCTCCATGTAAACAATATAGCAAGATCTATCTTCATCTTCTCACCTTCAGAGAACGAATCATATGAAAAGATATC